CGGGGGTCGCGAGGTGCACGGGCTCGCCGATGTCGTGCGTCTTGACGATGCCGTTCACCGACCGGGTCACCGTGGCGGTCTGCGTAAAGGGGCCCGTGCCCGCTGCCGCCGTCATCGCGGTCACGGTGACAACCTCGCCGCCGACCTTCCACTGATAGGGGGTGTTCCGAGACCAGATGTCCCGGCGCCGCACGGTGGTGATGTCCCAGAGCGTCTCGGTCAGTGTCATGCCCTCGGCCAGCGTGGTCGTCTTGGCGTCGTAGCGGGCGCGGTCCTCGGCCCAGGTGGCGACCCGGTAGACGTCCGCCGGCGAGCAGGCGAGAGTCACGTCCCACACGTGCCGGCCGATCTTCTGCTTGATGCCCTCGATGAACAGATCGATCACCGTTCCGGCGATCTGCGCCTTCGGGTTGACGATCTGGATCCGCGAGCCGATCCGGCAGGCGAGAAACTTCTGACGCAGCTCGGGGTTGCCGACGAGGTCGAGCTCGATCACGGGCCAGCGCAGCTCGTCCAGCGTCGTGAGCGCGGTCTGCCAGCTCGCCCAGTTGGCGAGCCGGTAGTCGGCGACGATGTTGATCTCGGTCGAGTCGGGCATCGTGCCGTGTCGGGCGACCGACTCGTCATTCTGGTAGGTCGCCGACGAGCCGCCGATGCGGCTGACCGTCCAGCGGTTGCGCAGGCGCTGATCGTCGTCGGTGGGCTGCGGCGCCTCGCCGAGGTCGCCCGCTGCCCAATCGAGCACCATGGCCACGGGGGCGTTGTAGCGGACCGTGCGAGGAATGTAGGTCAGCCCGCCCGCGCGCTCGGCCAGCACGCCGCCGTCGACCTTGGCAGCCTCGCGCAGCAAGTCGAGGAATCGGCCGGCAAGCTGCCGCCCCATCGGCTCGGAGTTGGTCGTCGGCTTGTTGGCCATCACGACGCCCTCTTCGTTGCAGAGGCGCACGATCCGGTCGGCCGCTTTCTCGTTGCGGTAGCCGTCCGCGACGAGCAGGAAGTCGGTAGTGACGTAAGGCAGCGTCTGCGGCCCGAGCCAGAAGTGCCCGAAGAGCATGTCGACGAGCGCGGTGGCGCCGATCAGCCGCGCCTCGTTAACGCGCCCCGCGGTGCCCGCCACGGTGTTGCCGATGAACCACCACGTGGTGACACCGACTTGGTTCCACACGATGCGCCACGAGATATTGCCGCCGCTCTGACTGGCCTCGAAGTCCAGCGAGAACACCTTGCGCGGGTCGATCACGTAGACCGCGAGCACCGAGTCGACAAGCTTGACGCCGTCGCCGTCGTAGCCCTCGACGTAGAAACCGAGGTTGTTCGCGATCACGCGCCAGCGCCGGATGGTCCCGCTGGTGCGGTACTCGACGAGGCACGTGTCGGCGGCGGGCAGCGCGGCGAGCTTGTAGAAGCCGAGGCACGAGATCGCGGTCGTCGAGTCGGCGGTCGCCTGCATGATGACCGAGCTGGTGGTCGCGTCCATCTTGGCCATGGTCGAGGCGCCGAGCAGGTTGCTGTCGTCGGCCGAGAAGGTGATCCCCCGGACCTGCGCCGCGTGGCCGCGTGGGAGCGCCGAGGCGGCGGTCGCCGAGCCCTCGGCGTCCTCGAATGGCCAGTAGCCGGCGGGGCCGTAGCTCGGGAGCTGGCGCCGCAGCGGCGAGAACAGCGGGTCGCGGCCGACGTCGAGCCGACGCAGCGGCCCGGCGGCCACCAGTGGGATCGTCGAGTCGCGCCCGCTCTTGTCCCACGTGGGCGGCCACTCGGGCACATTGCCTGTCCAGAGCAGGGCGTCGATGCTGAAATCGTCGATCGAGACAGCGAGCGAGCCCACGTTGGTGTTGCCGACAAAGCGCCATTGGTACATGGCGAAGGCGGCGCCCTCGATACTGGCGTCGTTCACGGCGACGTCCCACGTTGCGGGCTCGGCGGTCACGAGGCCCGACCACACCTTCGCCCGGATCGTGTTGCCCTGCACGCGGGTCTTGGTCCATACCTTGCTGCCGGCCGAGTAGGTGGCCGTCGTAGTCAGGTTCTCAATCAGAGTGCTGTTGGTGCCGTTCAGGCTCTTGACGATCTTGACCGTGACCACGCCCGCCGGCTTGAGCTCGGTGTAGACCCGGTAGTGCTGATTGTTGTCGACCTTGCGGACTTGCAGAATCGAGATCCACGGCGCCCCGGTCGTCACCGCGTCACAGGCCACCGAGTAGACCACCTCGGAATCGAGCGCGGCTACGCCGGTCAACTCGGTCAGAATCGCCGAGTTGGCGGCGGCGAGAGTGGCGCGCCCGGCGCCCGACTGCACCGAGTAGCCGACAAGACCATTCCACGCCTGCCCGCCCGAGGACGTGCCCCAACCCCCGTTGGCGGCGATGGTCCGGTTACTGAAATCGTCCCGGGCGATGGGCAGGCGGTAGCGGATCGGGGTGTTCACGCCGATGCGGCCGTACAGCTCGCTGAGCGGGTTGCGAGGCGAGAGCAGGCCGTCGCGCAGGTTGAAGACGAGGCTTGAGTCGCTGGCCTCGACGTCGGTGGCCTCGTCGTCGCGACCCGTGTTCAGCTCGACGTCGGCTTTCTGCCGGCGGTAGCTCGAAATGTCGCGCCAGGCCCAACCCGACGAGGCGCCATCCGGGTCGGCGTCGGGGGCTATGTCGACCCTGAGGTCGAGGTCGGCCGGCATCAGGCGAGACCTCCGATCGGGCCCTTGACCCGGATGGACTTTTTGAGCCAGCGCCTGAACTCGGTTTCGGCGCCCTCGATGACGAGCACGGGCGGCGGCGTGTCGCGCCCGCCGAGTGCCTCGCCAGCGCGGTTGAGCGGCACGACCGCCTCGTCCTGGCCGCCCTCGCCGACGTTGACCAGCGTGCCGCCGCTGCGGGCCTTGACGAGGCCGCCGTCAGCGAGCTGCGGGATCCGGGGCACGCCGATCGAGCCGCCGCCGAAGTTCATACCGAGGACGGAGAAGGACGGAATCGTGAAGCGCAATCCGTTCCACTTGCCGATCACGTAGTTGATGGCGACCCGGAAACCGGCCTTCATTCCATCCCACATGCTGCGGAATTTGTTGGAAATCTTGCCGGGAATGGACATCAGGAAGTTGACGTATCCGACCCACTTATTCCAGAGCCAGGAAATGGCGCTACCGACCCACCCCTTGAGCTTGGCCAGCAGGCCCCACCAGAATCCGAAGTAAGATTGCATCGCATTCCAAACCCACTTCGCCCCGGAAACAATGCCATTCCAGACCTTGACGAAGAAGCCGGCGAACGGCCCCGCAAACCAGGCGCCCACCTTTTTCATGAATCCCCAAACAGCTCCCCAAATGGTCTGGAAGAACTGCGTCTTGGTGGCGAGGTAGACGATGACGGCGATCAGGGCGATGATCCCGAGCACGATCCACGTCACGGGGGAGAGCGCGAGGGCCGCGTTCCACGCCCACTGGACGGCGACCATCACGCCGATGGCGGCGGCCAGCGCGCCGAGGCCGATGGCCAGCGGGGTGACCCACGACGAGTTGCGCTGCAAGAAACCGAAGGTCGCCTCGATCACGGGAATGGCCTTGGCGAGCTGCTCGACGAGGGCGCCCTGCGCCGCCCGCTTGAAGCCTTCGAGCTTCGTCTTGGCGTTATCGTTAAGCGTCTTGCCCATTCGGTCAGCGCTGCCCGCGGCGTCATCCATGCCGGTCGAGGCCGCCGTGAGGCCCTTGAGGAATTTGGGGATCTCGGTCACGCTCAGGTCTTCCAGCGGCGTGCCGAACAGGGCGAGCGCGGCCTGACTCTGCTTGACCGGATCCTTGATGCCGACCAAGCCGGCGATGATCTGGTCGAAGGCCTTAGCGCCGTCCTCGCCGCCCTTGAGCAGGCGCCGGGACATGTCCTCCTGCGACATGCCGAGGGCGTCGTATCCGGCCTTGCTCGCCTTCGACATGTCGGTGGCCCGGATCGTGAATTCCTTGAGCGCGTCGCCGGTCTTGTCGATGCCGTACATGCCCTTTTCGGCGCCCTTGACCAGCAGTCCGAAGGCCTGCTCGCCCTTGACGCCGATCGACGCCAGGAAAGGGCCGTACTCGTCGACCGCGTCGAGCAGGTCTTCACGCACGGCGGCCGGCACCTGCTGCATCGAGTAGGTGATGAGGTCGAGCGCCTGCGTGGCGTCCTTCGCGAGACCGGACTTGACCGCCTGGCCTGCGACCTGCGAGGCCCGGGAAACGTCGATCTCGAAGGCCTTGGCAAGGTTCATCACCTTGCCCGTGACCTTCTCGACACCGTCCTTGCCGAGCCGGTCGAAGCTCGTCTTGACGGCGCCGATTGCGGTGGTCACGTCCGCCATCGACTCGCCGAAACCCTTGGTGTAGAGCGAGCCGGCGAGAGCGCCCAGGTTCTCAGCTTCCTTGCCCTCGGCGCCGAGCTGCGCCGCGAGCTTGTCGGTAGCCACCTCGGAATCGAGGGCGCCCGAGAGGGCCGTCATGAGGGCGGCGCCGATGAGGGCGCCCCCGATGGCCGCCCCCGCCTGCACCTTGCCCCACGTCTTTTTGAGGCGGCCCTCGACCGCGTCGGCGCCCTTGTCGACGCCCTTGGGGTCGATGCCGATTTCGATGAGCAGGTCAGCCAGCGTCGACATTCTGCACCGTCCCGCCCATCTGCTTGTTGAGGCGCTTGACCGCCCTCAGCATGTCGTCACCGGTCATCGGGCCCTTTTGCGGGGCCTCGTAGCCCCACTTCGGGAGAAACTGTTTCTGCTCGTAGGGGCGCTGCTTCTTGCTCCGGTTCAGGTTCGCGAGCGTCGACATCAGCATGGCGAAGAGGTGGTCGAGCCGCTCGTCGCCGATCGGCCCGCTCACGTTCTCGTACGCCTGCCACTCGGTCAGCTCCCGCGAGCTGATGCGGCCGAGCAGCTCCTCGACGGTGCAGCCCAGGGCGAGCGCTAGTCGGAAATAGCGTCGTCGTCCCGGGTCGCTCCGAAATCCTCGGTCAGCTTCTCCACGTCGTCGTCGCCCATGCCCGCCAGCTTCTTGCAGGCGTCGAAGAGGCGGTCGATGGGCGCGGCGTTGCGGCGGCCGAGGGCCGACACGTCCTCGGCACTGAACAGCGACCGGCCCTCGCCGTCGACCGCGCAGAGCACGATCAGCTTCACGCGGGCGTTGCGAAGGTTCATCTTCCGGTCGTTGCCGTTGCTCTGGATGAGCGACTGCTCGTACGCGTCTCGCTGCGTGCCCGAGATCGACTTGAGCCGCACCTCGCCGCCCCACTCGGGGCACTCGACGACCTCGTACTTGCGGTCGTCGGCGGCGAGGATTGACTCTCTGTCCAGCAGTGCCATTGCGTCTCTCTCCCTTTGCGTTTCGGTTAGCTGCCGGTCGCGGCGAGCGTCGGCTTGCCGCTCACCTTGACCGTCATCGAGCGGGCCATCTTGTCGTCGTAGGGGAATTCGTCGCCGAGGTTGGTCATGATCCCCTTGATGGTCCACGTGTGCTCGTCGTCGGTGCCCGGCAGAATCACGATCTGGTAGTTGCGCGGGTCCGTGTCGTCGAAGTCGTCGTCGAGGTCGTGGGTCAGCTCGGCAGGGTCGTAGTTGATGTCGAGGCTGATCTCGCCACCGTCCTTGAGGCCGCCGATGAATTCCATCCAGCCGCCCGGCGAGTCGTGCGCCGTGACGTCGATGGTCTCCCGGGTGCGCTCCGGGCCGCCGATGTTGGTGACGTTGGCAATCGTCTCGTAGACCGTGCCGGGTACGAGTGTGGTGGCCCGCTTGAAGAGCGTGCCGAATCCGTCGCGTCCGCTCATCGCGGGAGCCTCCCTATGTCAGTTGATCCGTTATCACGCGGAACCTGAGTACATGATGCCTGATCTCGGGGTCCGGGTCGGTAAGTGCCTGGTCGAATTCGCTGCGGATCGACACCGCGCGGTGTCCGAGCGGGACGAGCAGGGCGTTGAGGGCCTCGGTCTGGTGGTCGAGCAGCTCGATGATCCGGTCGGCGATCTGCTGCCCCGGGCCGTTGCTGCGGGCCTTGGTCCACACGTGGATCGTCTCGGTCACCTCGCGGCCGTAGCCTGTGTGGTCGTTGTCCGGGATGCTGAGGTGTTCGCCGACCCGCACGTACGGCTTGGGGGTCTGCTCGGTCACCTGATCGAGCACCCTGCCGGCCGACGTTAAGAGGGTGGTCAGCGCGCTGTCGCCGCCGAGGCGCGACACCAGGGCCTTTTGCAGCGGCACGAGCGGCGACTT